CATGAATGGCACTGTGTTACTCCAGTAACAAAAGGTACAAGGTATTCTTTAGTAGTTTGGTTTTTAGGAAAACCTTTTAAATAATGAAAAATATATATTTTTTAAGTGGATTACCAAGAGCTGGAAACACCTTATTTGGATATTTATTAAATCAAAATAAGGATATAACGGTAACAGCAAATTCTATATTACCAAGTATTTTATATTATTTATATAAATTAAAATTTGAAGAAAACTATCTAAATTTTCCAGATAAAAAATCTTTTGATAATATATATCTAAATGTATTAAATAATTATTTTAAAGATTGGAAATCAAATAATATAATATGCAGAGGACCTTGGGGAACTGAAGCTAATTTATTTTTGTTAAAAAATATTATAAAAAAACCTAAATTTATAATTTTATATAGACCAATACATGAATGTATAAATTCTTTTATAAGTATAAATAAAATTAAAAAAGAAAATATAAATAGTTATTCAACAGAATTAATGTCTATAAATGGACCTGTTGGTAAATCCTTATTATCTATCAAAAATATTCTAAAGAAAAAAGAAGATTACTTGATAATACATTACAAAGACTTAATTAAAAATCCTGAAAAAGAAATTAAAAAAGTATTTAAATATTTAGATATAAAATATGAAAAATTAAATTTTAATGTAAAAAAACAATTTCAGGCGAATGATATAAAATATAATGATTCTATTTTTGAACAATCTATACATGAGATACGTCTTGGTAAAGTTAAAATGTCAAAAACAAAAAATTATTTAAGTAAATCTTTAATACAAAAATGTAAGAATGAAGATTTATTTTAATGAACAGTTTTAAAGAAAAAGGATATTATTTAGAAAAAAATATAATAAGTAATGATCTTTGTGTTTTTTTATATAATTATGTAAAACTAAAATATAAGGTTTTTAATACTTTATCAAAGCATGAGTATATATCTTTAAAGAACACTGATTGGGGAGCACAAAGTGATCACATGATGAAAAATACTTTTTGTGCATATGGAGATTTAGCAATGGATAACTTATTAACTAATATTAAAAGTAAAGTTGAAAATATTACTAAATTAAAATTAAACGAAAGTTATTCTTATTTAAGACTATATAAAAAAGGAGATACTTTATACAGACATTTAGATAGAAAAGAATGTGCAGTTTCGTTAACTTTGAATTTAGGAGGACATTGGCCTTTTTATTTTATTGATAAAAATAATATTCAAGTAAAGGCAAACATAGCACCTGGCAATGCTCTTCTATATGATGGAGTAAAATTAGTTCATTGGAGAGAAGAATTAAAAGAAAAAGAATGTGTTCAAGTTTTTCTTCATTATGTAAAAAAAAATAAAAATAAATTTGATAGTAGGCTTCATTTAGGTTTACCAAAAGTTTTTTGCTAATTTAAAATGATAAAAATTATTCCTAATATTATAAATAAAAAAGAACAAAATTTATTAAATAAAAAAATACAAGATAGTAATTTCCCTTGGTATTATTATGATAATGTTATTGAAGGAAGAGATAATAATTATAAAAAATATAAAAACATAACTGAGACATACGCTTGGATACATACTTTATTTTTATTACCTAACGGTGTAAACTCTAGTTACTTTGATGATTTTAAAATCATTCTTTCTGAATTTGAAAAAAAAGAAAAAATAAAAATAAAAGAACTACTAAGAATAAGAATAAGAAAAACCTTTTATTGTAAAGGACACAATTTAAAAAAATATAATTTTCCTCATGTAGATTTATGTAATTTTAGTAATTATAAATCTTTACTTTATTATTTCGAAGACTCAGATGGAGATACCATATTTTTTAAAGAGAGATATAATAAACGAAAAAAATTTGATTTAACTAACTTAACTATTGATAAAAGAAATACACCAGTTAAAGGAAATGCAGTTTATTTTGATGGCGACATATTTCATGCAGGTAACTGTCCCGTTAATTACAATACAAGAACTGTTTTAAATTTTGATTTTAAAATAAATGAAAGTGTATAAAAATTTTTTAGAAAAAAAACTTTTAAAAAAAATTCAAGACAGAGTTTTTTCACAAGATTTCCCTTGGTATTGGAGGAACAATATGGTTTATAATAATAAAGACCATTATTGGTTTAATCATGCTTTTTTTAATAACAAAAAAATACTATCTCCTCATTATAAGGAATGGATTGTTCCTATTATAAAGAAACTTAAATTTAAAGAATTAATAGAAGCAAGATGTAATATGATGACTAAAGAAAATTTTTCCTACACATCAGAATCACATATAGATTATGATATTAAGAATGGTAAGACTGCTATATTATATCTAAATACATGTAATGGAGGTACCTATATAAAAGAAAAAATGATAAATTCTGAAGAAAATAAAATTATTATTTTTCCCTGCAAAACTTTACATAGAGGTGTAAGTCAAACAGATGTAGATAGAAGAGCAATAATAAATATTAATTATATATAGAAATGAATTTTTCAAACAGGCCCATGGTGGAAATAGAAAACTTTATTTCTAATAAAGAAGCAAATTACTTTATAAATTTTCATAAGAAAAATTTTAATTTAAATAATCATTTTTGTATAAAACATAGAGAAACAGAAATCATACAATGTAATTTAATATTAAATAATACTAAGATTAAAAAAATGAATAATCTCTTAAATAAATTTGTTAAAAAAATAAATAAAAAATATGAAATAAATTATTTTCAAATAGTAAAATGGCCAATTTATGGGTTTCAACCAAAACATGTAGATTTTGATATACACCCATATACTAGTATATTATATTTAAATGATGATTTTGAGGGTGGTAAAACTATAGTAGAAGATAAAATTGTCGAACTTAAAAAATGTAAATTAATAGCTTTTAATGGGGATAAAATAGAGCACGAAGTTAATAAAATTACCAAGGGAATAAGGTACACCATGCCTTGTTGGTATAAATTAAAATGAAAATAATTTTAATAATGGGTTTACCTGGCTCTGGAAAAACAACTTTAGCAAATGAACTTGCTCCCATGCTTGATGCAAAAAGATTAAATGCAGATGAAGTAAGAAAAGAAGCTAATGATTGGGATTTTTCTGAAGAAGGAAGAAAAAGACAATCAAAGAGAATGGCAGAATTTGCTTTTAAATTAAAAGAGGATGGAAATTTTGTTGTAGCAGATTTTATTTGTCCAACACCTGAAGCAAGAAACTTATTTCCAGCAGATTTTATTATTTGGGTTGATACCATAAAAGAAGGAAGATTTGATGACACAAACAAAATGTTTGTGAAACCAGACAAGTATGACTTTCATGTTACTTCTCAAGATGCTAAAAATTGGGCACCAAAAATATTTAAGGAGATAAAATAATGGCTTGTTGGTATAAATTAAAAAGTGAAATTTGAAAATAAATTAGAAAATATAGAATATCCTTCTAAAAAAGAATCTTGGGATATAGCAGGAATTATAAAAGGTCAAAATCGTTTTTACAAATTTGATACAAGACCTATACAAAAAACTAAAAAAGGTGAAATAGGTAAATATGGTTCCTTTAATACTAAAGCAGATAAAATGGTCTTCGATATGAAAGATCAGTTTATTATAGTAGATACCGAGGAACTTCATCAGTATTTAAAAGAAAATAAACTAAAAGAGGTACATTTACAGGATTTGATATCTAAGCTAGAGTGGAATATAATACTACCAAAATAATAAAAACCCTATATATTTACTATTATGGCACTTAAAAAAGTAGATTTTGCAGCAGGTTTTAATAAACAAAGCGTACCTTCAGCTCTTCCTGGACAATGGGTAGATGGAGATTTTGTACGTTTTAGATATACCGCTCCTGAAAAAATAGGTGGATGGGAACAACTTACACAAGCTAATGAAACAGTTCCTGGTGTAGCTAGAGCTCAATTAGCATTTACAAGTTTACAGGGAGAACGATATACGGCTATCGGAACTTCTCAAGGTCTATTCTTATACTATGGTGAAGCTTTTTACGATATTACTCCCTTAGACACTGCAATTACAGGAGCAACCTTTGATACTTTTTCTAGTCAAAACAATGTTACTGTAAACAAAACTTCTCACGGTTTAGAAGTTGGAAGATACGTAACGTTTACAGCAGTTACTCCTCCTACAGGATATGTAGCAACAGATTTTACAGAAGGTGCTTTTGAAATTTTAACAGTCCCTAATGATAATACTTTTACAATTCAAATGAGAGTTAATGCAAGTGGTGCAGCATCTGCATCTGGTGCAGCATCTATTAATCCTTATGTTGAAGTAGGTCCTACTTTTCAAACGTTAGGTTATGGTTGGAGCACTTACTTATGGGGTAATTCAACATGGGGCACTGAACGAGGAACTAGTAATGTAATATTAGATCCTGGTAATTGGTCTTTAGATAATTTCGGAGAAGTATTAGTTGCAACTATTTTTAATGGTAAAACATTTACATGGAATGCGGGAGCATCTAATCCAAGAACAGTTAGAGCTTCTTTATCGACCGCTGGTTTTTCTACTTCTGCTAATCCAACAGCTAGTAGATTTACATTAGTTTCAGATAGGGATAGACATTTATTTCATTTTGGAACAGAAACAACTATTGGCACACCATCAACACAAGATCCTATGTTTGTAAGATTCTCGGATCAAGAAAATTTAAATGACTATTTACCTACTGCTACCAATACCGCCGGAACATTTAGATTAGACACAGGTAATAAAATTAATGCTGCTCTTCAAGGTAAAGATTATGTTTTTGTATTAACGGATATTGCAGCTTATGTTATTCAATTTGTTGGTCCACCATTTACTTTTAGTGTTAGACAAGTTGGAACTAATTGTGGTTGTATTGCTCAACACGCAGCTACTTATGTTAATGGTGCGGTGTATTGGATGTCAGGAGAAGGTGGATTTTTTATGTACGATGGTACAGTAAAAGCTCTTCCATGTTTAGTTGAAGATTTTGTTTTCACCACTCAAAACGGAAATTTAGGAATTAATTACAATTCAGCTGACACAATTTATTCTGCTCCAAACAGTTTATATACAGAGGTAAACTGGTTTTACCCTAAATCAGGATCAGAACAAGTAGACAGATGTGTGACCTATAACTTTCAAGAAAACTGTTGGACTACTTCTTCTTTAGCAAGAACGACTTATCAAGATCAAGGTGTGTTTACTTTACCATACGCAACAGAATACAATGCAACAACAACTCCAGTATTCTCAGAGATTTCTGGAATTACTAACAAGTACGGAGCATCTATTTA